GTATGTTGGACGACCTGCGTTTAGGATACGAACTGTATCTGAAACCCAAGCGTTCTTCATGATTGTGTCTGCTGAATCTGCTCCTGTAAATGTACGGTGAGCCTCAACATCTCCTGATGCTACTGCCTTTACATATTCTCCGTATGAACGGAACTGTGGTACTGAGACTGAAGGTGTCTTTTCTGATGCAATAACATCTAGACGACGCTCCAACTCTTCTGCGTGATTACGAACTTCTTGAATTTCTGAAGTGTAATCAGGTGTTGTGTTTTCCATGGATATTTCCTCCTGATTGGTTTCTTCTCTGACTGAAAGTACTTCAGCCTTGTCGTATGCGGGAAATGCTACTAAGGATACTTCCTTAAGATTTACCTTCTTACGAATTATTGTTTTGTCTTTCTTTACATCTGTTACAGGAATAAAACCTACTGAGAAAGAACGGATTGCTCCATCTTTAACTAAGTTAAGTGTTTCATTTCCTAAAACTGTTTCTGAAATCTTTGCCTTAATCATAAGGCCTTCATCAGATTCTGTCATTTCTGTAACTACACCAATAATATCTTGGTGGTCACGAAATAGTTTGACATCAGCAGTTAGATCAATTGCGCCTTTTTCAAAACGCTCTGACCATCCTCCACCAATATCAATTGTGTCGTTATAAGGAACAGCCAAACCTTCAACTGTGCGAAGTTCTGTATCTGTTGCTCTTATTTCAAAACTACGGGTAATCATTTCATTCATATTCATTACTCCATTTTATGCCACAGGTTGAGTGTCATCAATAACATCAACTGGGCCTTGGTCTTGTGGTGTGTCTGGTAATGATTCAAGAATTTCTGACATGCCTTCCATCTCACGGACTTCAGGAACTGTCAAGAATCTATTTGTCAAACCAATAGCATAGGACTCATATCTTGTCTTAACATTTGGACGAAGGAACTCTGTTAGATTAAACTCAGCGTACTGTCCTCTTGGAAGAAGATCAGTGATTGCCTGTTGGATACGAACAATATATTGCTGTAACCCATCCTCAAATAACTTTGCTCTGTCTTCGTTACCGTTGACATAAGTCATGCCCTGTCCTTCAATACCCATACCAAGATACATTGTTGGAACACCAAACATCATAGCAATTTGGCGTGTAATGAACTTCTGGTTTTCTAGGAATTGTGCCTGCTCAGGACTAAGTGTAATTGAATCATACTTAAGTCCAGATGAAAGGACAGCAATACTTCTTTCTTGCTGAGATGCAACGAAGGCTTCTTTATTTTGTCTTGCTACATCTGCAGAAAGAAATTCTGATGTTGTTAATGTACCTGTTGGTACTGCTGCTGTTCTAAACCAATTGTCTGCATAGTTATGCAAGTCAAGTGCTGAACGCAGAACTGATTTGTGGCGTTGTAGTGGTCCTTCACCAAGTAATGATGTTGAACTTGGGTTGTGCCATAACTTAAGATGTTTAATATCTCTTGCTGAATAGTTATTTCCATTGTATGAATAAATAATTCTGCCTTGGCTATCAGTCATAATACTTACATCTTGTGGATGTAGGTTTGTAATATTTACAATTCCTCTTTGCCCTCTTTGAATATACCAATAAGCATTTCCATAAGTTGCCATGTGAATTAATGTTGTGCCAAGCCATTCTGATTGAGAAATTTGATTCTCAAGGTCTGGTGTTTCTAACCAAAGTGGTGTTGGTAATGCTGTGTTCCCTCTGTAAACATTTACAGGGATCTGCATAATTGCAGTTTCTAATACAGAAGTTGCTCTTGAAACAGCAACAAGACTAAGTGCAGTAGTTGGTGTTACAGTAACTGCATCTCTTACTGGTGCAGTGTTTGCTACTCCACGATTTTCTGTGTCAGGAACATAGGCTGGTTCTACTTCATAACCAAGTCTGCTAATTAATCTATCTCTAAATGCCATTTATTTCTCCTCAATGAACCATCTGTTGTGGTTTTATTTGTGTTTCCACAAACCAAACGGCCAATACTGTTGCTACTGCTGCATCTATATCAGTCCCGCTATCTTTACGGGCAATCCTCCAGGATTCTCCGCTATTTTTGCGTACTGCTCGTTGCATTTGCAAGGTAACTATCTCATCTTGTGGATGAATTAACTCCTTTTTCATAATTCTACTATATGTGTTGTTTGACGCAGAGATCATATCTTTATTTGATGTCATCTGTACTCTTAATCCTTTTTGTTTTAAGGCAGCCCCTAAGTCATCCAATACATTTGAATCCATAATGAAAGGTTTTCCATATTTGGCTAGATCCATGCAGACATTAATTACTTCATCAATGTTAGTATTGTTTAATGATGCTACCAACTCTGTTGCTATTTTTCCATCTTCTTGCATCTGAGCAGTTACAATACTGACATATTCCCAACCAGAGGTACGCTCAACAGCAAACACTTCAGGGTTAGATGGTCTGCCGTTTGGACATTGAGACCACGCTCCTACTGGTATCCAAGCGTTCATAGATGAGACAAACTGGTTTAAACGGTATCGTCTAGCATCAGGCTCAGGCATTGTGGCTAGTTCGTTCTTGACTGATTCCCAGTTTAAGATGCCACTTGCTAATTGAGGGTTAGCACTACGCACTGCCTCTTCATCATCTATAGCACAGCCCTTTGGTGCTTCCCAACAAAAGAATCCAAACCTTTCCAAGTCTTCCTGCCCATTAATAGCAGCCATTCCTCTTTCGTACAAATGTTTGAGAAGGTTTGATGTGTCATCGCCAGCAGTTGTGATGCCAATGGTCAAGCCATCTGTGCGGGTAGCAGAACCAAGGGACATGGCAGTCCATACATCTTCTTTGGCCACATGAAGTTCGTCAAATATGACCATTGATGGATGCAAGCCTTGAGCAGTTGCAACATTACTTCCAATAACCTTATACATTCCTGTACCATCTTTAGTCCAAAGTCCTCTATGTTCCGTAGACTTACTAAAGAAATGTGCAAGCAATTCAGATGAATCTACCTGGTGTTTTAGGCGACGGTATACAATTTTAGCCTGATCTGCGGAGGCAGCAACAGAGATAACTTCAGGAGCAGGCTCGTGTAATAACATCCCATATAGGGCAAATAAGGCTCCTAGAAGGGACTTTCCATTCTTCCTGGGCATTGATATGACTACCTGCTTATATCGCAGTCTACCAGCCTTTGAAGGGTCATAATAGTCATCTGGATAACGCTCTAGGACATGGCGAATAAGCCACTTCTGCCAGTCAGTTAATGTTAATATTTCATCATTCTTTTCAGGCAAACGCCATAAGGTTTGCGAAATATTAATAACCTTTTCCCCATCAGTCGTGAAGTCCTCACTAAGAGGCTCAGTCCAATAGGTGGGATACCAATTAACCGTTGGCAATAGCCTGCAACATTTCTGCTGGAGACATTTCCGTAGTCTTGCGATTATTAAGCAAACCAAGGTTTGACAATAGGCCAATTAGGATAGGGGCTATTTGATGTCGCCTATCAGGAAATTGATCCATAGTCTCTGCAAGCATAACTGCTTCTTTGGCTGCTCCCAAATCTACCTCATCTAACCATGTGGCTGATAGGATAGATTTTCTAACACTTTCCTCTAGGCTGAAATCCAGATTAAGTGGTTCGTGTACTGCTGATATATCTCTAAGACCTCTAGGGCCTTGGCTCATACCTGTTCTCATATATTCTCCTTTTACTATTTTATGGTTTGGTATTTCTATTATACTCTTACAGGGTTAACGCTTAAAATATAAAAAACCCCAAACCTTTATTTATCAAACCTTTTATCCCAAACCTTCCAAACCTTTATATCCACATATCCTCGCATCAGGGATATAGGGTTTGTTATACCTATAGGGATATTGGTTATCTCTTCTATTCCCCGCTTTTTTTGGCAGGCTTGACAAACCTTTATATCTATGGTATGGGGATATTCCCGCTATGCAGGTTTGGGAATGTCCATGGTTTGAGATGAACTGTCTCACTATTTGGACAGGCCTTAGAAAGGCCGTAGTATTTACTATATACAAACCTTTATACCTTACGCTCATGCATAGTTCCTATTGAAGTATCTTAGGCGTATAAGGGTCTTATCTTGCCTACTGCTATTACATCTGACACATGCTGGTAATAGGTTAGATAACTCATGTCCTCCACCTTTAGATACAGGAATTATATGATCAGCAGTAGTAGCAGGAGCATTACAATAATGACATGTATAGTTACTACCCTCAAGGGTAAGGAGTCTGTTCTTCTTATATTCCGTGGAACTATAGGGGTTAGCCTTAGTCATCTTCCATCAACTCCATCAGTGATGTACCATCCCATTGGTCCTCGTTCTCCACAGCATTGCTCCCATATGGTGATTCCATGTTCTTGACACCAGAAGACGATGGTGCTTCCCTCTGGAGTAATCTCTCTGTTCTTTCCCATACTTCTGGATAATCCTCCCAATTGAATGCCAAACCACCTATATTGACTAAATCAAGTAAATGTGCTGCACATACCCAATCCCAGTCATCATGGTAGTAATATGCATTTTGCTTGCATCTACGACATTTCCTTGGCCTTTGAGTAGTCCTATATCTCCCAAGGTAATACATTGGGCTATGAGGATATCCATACTTAGGTTCAGGCACAACTAATTATATCAGAATCCAGCATCTCTTATTGCTTTGTTAATGGTAATCATGTCTTGTTGATTGGCTTCTACCTCATGGACTATTTTGAATAGTTTCTTGTATCCCGCCAATAATCGCTCATGAATCATTTTATTGTATGAATTGGCTGCCGTGACTTTACTTAGTTCATAATAACGAACCTTATGTATGCCGTTATCCTCTACTCTTGCTGGTCTACCTCTTTTAGTCATGATGACCTTTTCTGATATGCCTCTAGGTATTGCTTAATATTTTCTATCATTGGATGATCAGGGCGAATAAGTCCTGACTCGTATTTGCCAATACTCTGATTGCATGCATTACAAACGACCCCACGAACACAGTTGCCACAAGTATAACTTCCATTGCAACAAGCATGATCATGATCAACATGAATGTTCCTTTCTTGGTAATTCCCGCAAACATTACAGCCCTCCTTTATCATTTCGTTATATTTATCTTTAGTTAGTTTATATCTGTACATAAGCATATATTCACGATGGTATGTAACTTCATTTTTGCCATATAGATATATTTTGTTATCTTCAACAATGTCATGAAGCGAATCAAGGCTTCCGTTTCTGTTCCATCTGGTGTAATGTGTTCTACACATACCCTTGGCATAATGGCTTTTATCACAAAATTCAATGGTGCAAGGCTTCTTGTTGCCACCCCTGTGAGATTTTATTGCTGACCCTGTTCTACAATATTTACAGTAGTAATCTAGGCCATCAGCATAGTTCTTGGCTTTATAGAACTGTTCAATTAATTTGGTTTCTTTACATTTGATACATTCTTTAGTTTCCATGTATCCATTATAGCATTGATATAATGAGTTTGTCAAATCAACTGTATTTGCTATATACTATATATAAGATATCTTCTAGAAAACCTATTTACAGTATACTTCTTTTCTTATATATATTTAAGTATACACTAACTTTGCCTCTGATGCCTTTGTTTTTAGGCTTTTGATTATAACAATTTGATAACAATTTTTATACCCTGACTTTATACAGAAATATCTGGTTTATAACTTTTTGTTATAATTGATATATAAGGCTTGGACCATGCTTATTTATCTTGTAAAACAGAGTAAATGGCTAAGCCTATACTCAGATATAGAAAAGTAGTAAAAGTGGCTTAAAAGGCCATTTAAAGGCTTTAGAGTGGTACCCAGGCAGAGCCTGTCCATCTGGAAGCATTCCAATCAACCCAAGCAGTGCCGTTATAAACCTTTTGACCAGAAGATGTTATCCAAGCAGATCCATTCCAATATTTTACTACTGGACCAGTACTAATACCAGCATTATAAATTGCTAGTTGTTGTGTAGTATTAATAACTGCTGATGTTGCAATATAGAAATTACTTATATTTGGAGTAAGAGCACCTAAAGGAGTAATGGCTCCAATTGTTATTGACCTAGCATCACCAGTAGTAGTATTAGCAAGTGTAGAAACATATTGAGTATTCATGCCAAATGATATTTGTGAATTTGCCAGATCTTTTCTAATTGTTAAAAAATACCAAACATTTGCAAATACTGGTGGAGTAAATGCAGAATATGTTGTGCCACCATCAACTGAATAAGCAAATTTCCAATCTGCACCATCTTTTGCAATAGCAAGTTGAGCATCAGTACTTCCACTAGAACTCATTCCTACATCAATAAATGGCGTTGGACCGTAATAGGCTCCTCCAAGTCCTGGAAACATTACCCATAAACCTA